CCCTCTTCTTTGTAATCACAGTATCCACCTGCCTGCATCTTATTTTTAATAACAACTGTCAATGATATATTTTTTATCATTTGCGGAGACAATAGTTTATCTGCAAAAGATTGAGTTGCCATTTTTAATAGCTTTGTTAGATTTCTATCCTTGGCGCCCAAAACAGATACAAGCATAAGACCTCCTGTTATTTTATTTATACGCCTCCCAATAAGGCTCCTATAAATTTAGGATTAAACTTTGGAGGTGAGGTAGGCGGAGCTACAAGTATAACATCTTCGATAGTTTGATTACTTTCCAATAATTTGCTATTGATATATTCCTCCATACTCATAGGTATAGGAGGATCCGACCCTATAGGAATATTATTAGATAAAGCAGATGCTGATAAATGAGTGTTTTTTAAACTTTGCATTTTATATCCTTATCTTTGAAAAATCTCTTTTCTGAGAAATATTACTAAAAATACCATCGAATGCAGGATCTGCACCAGATTTCTTAGGGGCATCATATTTAATATTCGAATCAATTAAACCCTTTTGTGCTGATTGTTCAAGATCATACAATTTCATCTTTGCTCTATCTACACCGATGACGAACCTTTTATTTATTGTCGGATCATTGTACCTATTCTTTAATTGCTTAACCATAAGCTGATTTAGGTTTTCCATTTCTTCTGTAGAGATCAAAGCAAACATAAAGTCAACAGTCGCAGGCAAGCCAAATGATTCTGAAGTATCAGTCAATTCAACATCGGTGTTTCCATATCCACCTCGAGTTGTCTGCGTGGCACTTAGAATAGGAACATTTTCTTCAACTGCCATGCCTCGAAGTTCTTCTGCAATAGACTTAATTAACGTATATGAATTAATATTTGCGCCACCTTTGAATCTAGATGATGCACAAATATTCAAATAATCAATCACTATTAAATCTGGCTTGAACTGTTTCTTTAATTGCAACTCATTCAACAAAGATTTGAAATGACCAGAGTGTGCTCCGGCAGTAGGATATTCTTTAATAATCAAAGTACCTTCAGTTTTGTTTCTAATCTTTTCAATGCGACTATCAAACATAGACTTAGGTAAGTCTTTCAATTGATCCATAGTAATGTTCATAAGATTTGCATCAATACGTTCTGCAATTCTTTCTTCAGCCATTTCCAAAGTTATATAAAGAACATTCTTGCCCTGAGATAAAACAGATGCAGCCACGTGACACATGAACAAAGATTTACCAACACCTGTTCCTGCCAAACAGACATTCAAAGTCTTATTAGGCATTCCGCCGTTAGTAATTTTGTTAAAATAATCTAGATCAAACGGTACACGAGATTCTACTCGGTGATAAAATTCATATCGTTTATCTGCACTTTCAATATAGTCGTGTCCGACATTGTTATCGAAACAAACACCTAGTGCTTCTTGTAGTAATTGAGGTATGCCGTCCTCAGTCTTGGCGCCATCTCTTCCATCTATGATTGCAATAGATGAAAGGATTGCATTATAAATTGCTTTGTCTTTGCAAAATTTCTCTGTCTCTTTATACAACCATTCTTTATTATGGTCTGTCTTTTCTAATTGTTGTACATACTCAGCAACTTCTTTATATTGTTCCTCGTTTAAACTCTTATCGTTTTGGATCGCAATAATCAAAGCATCCTTACTAGGGATTGCATTATATTGATCTATAAACTTAGTAATCTTATCATAAACAACTTTATCATTATTCTCTAAAAAATACTCCCGCTTTAAAAACGGGACTACTTTTCTCATGTACTCATCGTCATTCGCTAGATTCTGCAGAATTACCGTTTCGATTTTCGTACTCATTCAAAGCCTTTTCTATAATATCAGTTAGTATTTCATTAAGTGTAATGTTGAATGATTCATCTACAATGTTGTCATTGTTCTTACCTTCCGGAAATTCAATTAGAGTATAATCTAATGAAAGTTTACCAGAATTATCTTCTGCTAGATCCAATTCATTAATAGATAATCTAGTCCCTGCAAATTCTCCCTCTAGAATTTTGACTCCAAAGATTGGCGGTTTGTCGTTTTCTGTAACATCTATTCTCCAAGGTTCATACTTCACTAGCATTTTCAAACTCCTCTTCTATTGCAATATCGTCCGAGGCCATTAAGTCGCCGGTGGACATTTTATATCTAGACTCAATATAATCTCTAAAGGCTTTGTCTGTCAATATAGGCATCCAAAACTCTTTAGTGTAAGTATCCTTTTGACGATATTTTTGTTCTTCGCCCTTTTTAGAATACCAACCGTTTGCCGGTTTAAATACGAATCCGCCTTCCATCGCTACATCCAAGAGACCAGACCATTTGCTGATACCTCCATCAAATAATACTTCAACCGGAATCTTAGATTTTTCTCGTACGAATCTAGATTTTTCTACATTGATAATAAAATTATAGCCTACAACCTCTGAGCCATCTTTTTCTTGTTGGCGACCGATAATAAAAATATTGTCTGCAGAATAATAAATACCTGTACCTCCAGAAACAATTTGCTTAGGATATAGACCAATTTCGGAATAGGTATGATTAACAACAACTGCAGGAATATCTTTAATAGTTAAATGAGGTGTAATCATTCTAAACAAAGATTTCATTTGCTTTGCCCGAGTCATATCTGCAACAGACCTACCTTCAAGCGCATCATCAACTTCTTTCTTAGAAGCAAGGTTGCCTACAGAATCAACTACAATAATAACATGATCGCCTCGTTCAATGTTATTGATCTGAGACATAACGTCAAACTTTAGTTGTTCTATATCGGTGATAGGTGTGTGTAATACTCTGGAGGTATCAATCCCAAAGGAATCAAAGTAAGATTGAGGACTACCAAACTCAGAGTCATAAAATAAAACAATAGCATCTTCATATTTGTCCAGATAAGATTTAGCAAGTAAAAGGGAAAACGCAGTCTTAAAATGTTTAGAGGGACCTGCGAATACTGTTAACCCTGGGGTCAACCCACCCTCTAAACTGCCCGACAGGGCAACATTAACCATTGGAACTGAAGTTTGAATCATATCCTTTTTGTTAAAGAATTTAGATTTGTTTAGAACTTCAGTTTCTTTGATTGTAGAATTCTTTTTCAATTTGTCAAGTAACGACATAATAACTCCTTAAGTATATTGTATATTATAATATATATTTTGTGTCTTGTCTATATTATTTTAAACCAGACCATTCTGTTAGATTCGGTTTGGCTGATTCCATTTCCTCAAATTCTTTTGAATCGGGATGGAAATTCAGCCCTGTTGCTTTTTCTACTTCATCAATAGTTGTAGCATATTTTGATAAGTCCGCTACAGGCAAAGGTTTGTTCGGTAAAATAAATCCAATTCCTTTAGATGTATTTTTATCCACAATTACTTTCCATAAGCTTGACGGTACCCCTACCTTATTCTGACCAATGGTTAACGATTTATCTGCATCATAAATTGTACCTGTAATAACGTAGATATCTTTACCTTCAATTGCCCAATTACGAATATACGTTTCTAATTGTTTCCAAATACCTCTATTATGATTTGGCACTTGCGGAACCATGTTAGACAAAAAGAATGACTCGCTCATAATAACTTCATTTTGCGTATTGTTTGCACCTGGCGATAAGTGTCCCCTGTCATATGGTTTGCCTGCATAATCCGACAATAAAGATTGATGTTCTTTTGCAATTGCTGGGTCTGGTCGAAAATCATCTTTTCGTTTTGCCGGTCCTTTGATTGCTTCTACAGTAAGATGTTCTACAACATATTCTGCAGTCTTTGTATCATATCTATAATGTATCGCATAATTTGTTTTGCACAAATATTGACTGTCTTTTATTTTACTTACGGGTGCACCATGTAAAACAAATTGAGGACAATTGTCATCTATTGGATTAGCTAATAAAGCTAAAGGTAATAGTAGTATTGATAGTAATAGTTTTTTCATCCGAATAATCCTTCTAAGGTTGCTTGCGGCTTTGCCGACCAACCAATACCATCTAATATTGTATTCATGGGTTCTAGAAAAGATTTATCAAACATTGTTTCGTAGTCTGCAAATTTTTTCAAGTCCAATTCGGGCGGTATAACAGTATTAAATGCTATACAGTTCTCACCAATAGTATTGGGCTCTTTTAAATATATAAATTTAATTTTATCACCTTCTTTTATCTTTTCATATCTTTTATCTAATCCCATTTTTTCAAGATAGAAATTATAAAGAAGTGCTCCCCTGACATGCATCGGGGTCGCCTGTTTATATATATTTGATCTGTCAGTATATTTATTTAACCCATTTACACCTCGAGGAAAAGATATATCTTCCGGAGGTAATTTACGATACATTTCTTCAAAATTACGAATATATTCTTGCAGGTTTTCTTCGGTATCCGTTAGTGCCATTTTAACCGCTTTTCGTAAACCATCTCTAATTGGTTCGGGTGTAGATGATCTAACAATTTCTAATCCCATAACTTTTAGCTTTGGTTCTGCATATTGAACTCCCTCGTTGTTATATACATTCAAAGCATAGCGTTTCTTTGCTACCCAAATGCCTTTGTCTGCTATAACCTCTCGTTTAAAGTAAACTTTGTTTTCAAATGCGTTGCTGTAATCTGCAATTTCATTGCTACATTGCATTAGGAATTCTTCAATTTTATCCTTACAAATTTTATCCAATATGCCTACTACTTTATCTCCGGGCATATCTTTATAGAATTTTTTGACCAATGGATCTAATGTAATATAACAAGCATCAGTGTCAGAATAAAAAGAATAGATATAATCTTTTGTTCCGCATACTTTATTCAAATACTCATTTAATGACTTGCCAATATATTGAATAATAAACTGGCCTGTTAAAGTAATACCTTCAGCAATTCGATCATCATAAAATCTAAAATACTCATTTGCCATTGCACCAAATAAAGAATTCATCTGAATCTTTCGAGCCATCTGAAAGTTATTATACTTAGATATTTCTTTTTGCCATTTCTTATCTTTTGTTTCTTCGTACTGAGTCTGTGCCTCGAGCATTAGCTTTTTATACTGTGTACGATCATTAAATAATTTTTGAACAATCTCAGGAAAGATGCCTTGTTTTTTTCTTGTGAAACAATATCCGTTTGCCGTCATGCAATAATCTTCATCCTTCAAGTCATCAAGATTAACACTTTTAGAAATAAGTTTGTTTACAGTTATATCTTTACTATACTGAGGAACCATTGTCTCCGGCGACAAATTATACTGCATAATAATACTAGGATACAGACTAGTTGCATCAAATGATACTACCCAATCATATTTGCCTGGTCGAGGTTCTTGAACATACGCACCCGCAATTTGTCTACCTGGTCTTTCTACTCGTTGATGGACAACAATATTTCGTTTCCACAATTCATTATATAGAATACAATCCCAAGTTCTTACTGCTGAGAAAATGTCAATAAAATTGCACTTTGCGTCATATGCCATTGTAAGGATAAGTTCAATTAATTTCATCTTCTCTTCAAGCTCGTCAACAAGTTCTACGTCTCGAATGTTATAGTCTACAAATTTTTGCCAATCGCCTTTCCAGAATGCAGAGAAAGAATCGAACTCATCATAGTTTAATTTCTCTTTGCCTAGCTCTACTTTGGCAATGTGATCTAATTTATATGATTCTTGATTAGAGTATGTGAACTTTTTGTAGAGATCTAGATAATCTAAAATTGCGATACCCATAACCTCAAAAGAAATATTTTCTTTCTTCAGTTTAAAGATTCGCTTTTCATTAACTACTTTCCAAGGAGACATCTTTTTAAGTTCATCTTCTCCGAGAATTTTAATGATTCGATTGCACAGATATGGAATATCAAAGAACTCCACATTCCATCCCGTAATAATATGGGGATGATCTTCGGAAATATATTCCAAGAACTTTCTTAGTAATGTTACTTCATCTTTACATTCAATATACGTGTGTCTGTCAGATGTTACTTTAAACGGATTCAATCCAAAAGAAACTAATTCCTTTGTCACATAATCCTGCATGGTAATAATTAATACTTTTTCATTTGTATTTGCTACATCAGGAAATCCGAGATCTGCAGATGTTTCAATATCCAAAGACCATATTTTCATTTGAGTTATATCAAATTCTACATTGTCTGGGAATGTGCTGGTAATATACTGATAAGTATAATTGGTGTTTCCAAAGATAGGAAAGTTCTCAACTTCTTTATACCTTGAGACATAATCTCTTGCCTCGCCGATACTTTCAAATTTTAATTCTTCTAAATTCTCACCAAATAACGATTTGAATTCTGATTCTTTTTTGGATTTAAAGAAAAGCGATGGTTTAAAGTTGACTCTATCTTGTACTTTTTTACCGTTGTTTATACCCCGTACTAAAATACTATTACCATATAGATTTACGCTAGTATAAAATTTCATTGTGAAAACCTTTAGGACATAAATAATATAGCATTATATTATATATCATGTAGAAAATCAATAGAATAAGGAGAAATCTATGTCCGACGCACCCAAACAATTATCAAGAAGCGAAAGAGAAGCGCAAATTAAAGATAAAGCCGGATGGCTTATTACCGTACTGGCTGCTTTGCTGGCCATTAATACTCTTATGGGTGGTAGCAATTCTAGTAAGGTTTTAAATAATACTATTGATGCGAATAATACATGGGCATTTTACCAAGCCAAATCTATCAAACAAACACTAGCTGAAATGGCATTAGACGATGCTAATCGTGCAAAGGATACTAAAAAGGTAGAAGCACTACAGGCTAAAATAGATCGGTATGAAAATGAACCTAAAGAAGGCAAGAAAGATCTAATGGCTAAAGCTCGTAAACTTGAAGAAGAGCGAAGCGTTGCTAAAGCAAGATCTCCTTGGTATACTTATGCAGGGTCTCTATTTCAAATTGCAATTGTATTATTAACTGCTAGTATTTTAGCTGTTAATATGCGATTGTATTGGGCCAGCATCGGCGTAGGAGCTGTTGCCATGTTTTTAATGAGCCAAGCAGTTTGGCTTTGGTTACCTTTTGTAATTTAAAAAATAAAATGTGTTTGATGAATGATTTAAAATGGAGCCGGACCATGACATAACATGGATCCGCTAACACTCCTAGCATTGGCGAACGGCGCCGTTGCTGCGATTAAAAAGGGTTGTCAGCTTTACAAAGATATTAAGAGCGCTGCGGGTGACGTAAAGGGCGTGCTGGATGACTTAGATAAGCAATTTAATAAACAACACGAAAGCAAACCTGCGACTAAAGAACAACGACAGCAGTTTGAGCAAAAGAAAAAAGAAGTAAAAGAAAATATTTTAAAAGATCCTAATGATGTTATGTCTGTCATTGGCGATCAACTAGGAACATTCTTTGATGCAATGGACAAGATTGAGGAATTGTTCTATGATGAAGAAAAGAAATCTAAAGAGGTATATACGGGAGATGTATCACTAAGCCGCAGAGCATTGCAAAGAGTATTGATTCGTTCCAGACTAGAACAAATGGAAGTAGAATTACGAGAACAAATGATTTATAATGTTCCCGCGGATCTAAAAGATTTGTGGACTCGCTTTCAAGATATGCGTGTTCAAATTATAGGCGAACAAAAAATTGCAAGAAAAGTAAAAGAAAAAGAAGATGCA